TGGCATACCACCTGCTCTTAAACTCATTAGTCCACCATCAGCCATTCCAGGAGCTCTCATTGACATCATTGCTTGATTTTTAATTTGAGCTACTGCTTCTTCCACATCTTCTTCATCAATAACTCCAGATGCAATTAATTCTGCAATTGTTTTTCTCATTGCCATAACATTAGGTATTCCACCATTAGCCAAACCAAATCTAGTTGGTTGTGGTTTTGAACCCATTAAAGGTTGTCCTGTTGCAATTTCATATCCAGATTTAATTCCTTCTAATCCAGTTGAAAAATTACTTAAATTAAATTCATCTTCTTCGTCTTCTTTTTCTTTTAAATAATCAATAAGAGCCTGTATTCCACCGCCTTCTTTATAACCAACTCTTCCACCATATGCATATCCGTATTTATCTAACATGGAATTAATTTCATTGTCATTATATCCAGCTCTTGAAAAATAACCAAATATTTGATTTCTTCTTTCAGAACTATCCATGATACCTTGTTCTCTCAATTGTGCTTCGTAATCTCTTAATGCTTTTTCATTCATTTCAACAGCATATCTTGCAGTATCTACTGAAGCCACTGGTAATGTTGCTTTACCTATAGTGCTTGCAGTTCCTAAAGCTTTATCAAAACTAATACCTTCTGGTCCAATTCCATATGGAGCTGGTGCTACCCCTACATTAGGAGCTGAAGCTGGATTTAAAAATGTTCCAGTTTTTTCTAAAAATGCAGCTGTTTTTGGTGAATCTTTTAAAAATTCAAAACCTTTTGCTCCTTGTAGTTTTGATCCAACTCCTGCTTGTAAACCAGAAAGAGCTGCTGATTTAATATCAAATTTATCTTGAGTCGCTGCTTGAGTCGCTGCGTTTGAAAGTGCGGCCGCAAATCCTGGACTTGTTTTAGCAAAAGTAGCAAGAGCACTTCCAAAAGTTCCTGAAGCTGCTAGGTATGGTAAACCAATTGCCGCTAATGCAGGTAATGCAGGTTTAATTTCTTTAGGTATTATTTTTTGAATTTTTTTCTTTGCGCTGCCCATTATCTATGAAAACTCCTTTTTTCTTTAAAAGATTGTCTGTAGACATTAAAACCTTCATCAATCCTTAACCAGTTAACTCTCTCACCCACAATTAAAAATTTTTTAAAATAATTTATAATCCACTTCATAAGTTTTCTTGTGTTTTTAATTGAAACAATATCAATAATCCATACTCGCAAACCACTTTGCCAATCATCATGATCAAGACTAGCAGTCTGTTTATATTTTTCCTCGGCTGCTTTATTTAAAATAGCCCAGTTTGCAAAACCTATCACTTTATCGTCCTCTTTAATAGTTTTATATTGCATTAATTGAAAAGATGGTAGAAGGTCATAAAACAGCTCTTCTCTAGTGTAAGCGCTATATTTATCAAACTTCTTATACAAAGAGATCACATTATTGAGCTCTTGTAATTTATCTTTATCAATCATGAAGTCCATGGCAAGTTGGCTATGCTTGAATTAAGCCTAATTGTTATAATTTACTAGTTTTTAAGCAAACAGTCAACATTACAATTCTTTTGAGGAAGCCCCTAAAGGTGGCATTGCGGCCACTTTTATCTTGACAGACCTAGTTACATCCTCTTGTTTTGTAGGTGTACTTGGGTTATTTATGTCTTGAATAGCTTCTTCGTCTGAATTGTACTCTTGATTCGTTACTTTATTTCTTAATACTACTTCGGTTTCACACTTAACCACTGGTACTTTTTTACCATTGATCATGGTATAAGCAACATCTCCTTCTTCTATAAACGGCATATTCCTCCTAATCTCTATTTATTTCTAATATACTTATAATAGCACTTATACCAGAAGTGTCTGAACTTTCAAGCAACAGTATATCATTTTCCTCTAAAACAATAGGTCCTTTAGCAACATTACATATGGTAGGACCACTTATTTCTGCATGAGCTATTTGATAAGTTGTAGCTGCACTTGAATCAATTACATATGTTTTTGCTGTTTTACTACCACTGGTGTTTGTTATTTGTATGTTCTGAATAATAGCTCTAGAATCAGATGGACAAGTATATACAGCTACTGCCGTAGTTACGGTTGGATCATAGAATGCGTTTTTATAAATATTAGCCATTAATATCCATCCTGTACTAATAATAAATCAAATGAAGCAGAAGCAGAAGAGGTAGAACTTGCCTTTCCAGAAACATATATATCTGCCTTTTGAGGTATTACATTGATTGCATTAAAGATAACAGTTGTCTGTCCACCTCTAACATTTAAAAATTGTTTTGTTTGAAATGCTGCGTTAGCAATACTATTATCTCGTTGTATAAATTTAAAATCCATTTCTTGATCTTTACCAGATGATACATCTATTGATAATAAATAACCAGTATAACCTGCAGGTATGGTATATAAACACATTAAAGTTTGTCCATTACCAGCAGTTATAGTTGCAGCAACATCAGATCCACCTGTATAAGTTACAGATATATTTCCAACATTATTTCCAGATGTTCCCGCAGTCTCAACAGACATTCTAAATACTCTTAAAAAAGTTTGTGTAGTTGTAACTGTAGTTGTTCCATCCATATCAACAGTTTCTTCAGCTAAATTATAAGAACCATCTAGACCTTGTATTCTTAAAGTTCTAGCACCAGTTCCTGCTACATCGTCATTAATATCATCGCTTACTACATCAACAGTAACAGCTGTAGATTGCCAAGGATAGTCGTCTCCTGTTTCCCAAATAGTTTCAAAAGAACCTGAACCAATAGAACTATTATATCCAAACTTATTAATCATAGAATAACCAGGAACTTTACCTTGCTGTACAGCTAAATAAAATGGAATGTCATCAACTGTACTTCCACCTGTTATTGGATTGACATTATTACAAGACATTAACAATTCCCTCCCATACTAAACCAAGTATAACGTTCTGTTTCTTGTTTAATTTCATTTAAAAAAGTAGAATTCAGTTGTTCTACTACAGCTGAAATAGATCTATTAATTTGTTTTTGATTAGACTCATCATATTCTTTTTTAGGTTCAGGTATTCTTACATTTATTTTTGTCATTATCGTCTACCATCTGGTTGTAAATCTAAGTTTAATGTACCAAATCTCCAGTCTTCACTAATATTTTGATTGGCTATTTTAATATTTGCATATCTTCCTCTTGCTCTAGTGTCTTTCTTTTGTGTAGTAGAAGTAATAGTAAATGGACTTAGAGCAGTTGTTGTACTTGAATCTTGTGGGTAACGTTTAACGGCTAACGTCATTTCAATATTACCTTGTAGGTTTTTAAAATCAGGAATAAATCGTCTCATGGCTAAAAATATTTCACCATCCGTTCCTTCTATTTTTAAATCAAAATCAAAAGATTGAATATAAGAGGTAATAACCGTTGTCGTTCCATCTGGATTGACTTGGTCCGTTCCTACATGATGTTCAAATAATACCGTTTGACCTAAATTATCTTGTCCTACTACGGTAGGAAAAGTTCCATTGGCAGTTGAATTATATTTAGTTGCAAAAGGATTAGGATAAACAATAGCATCGATCCACGATGTTCTGGCCTCGGTCCCTGTATACCAAACTTGACCAGGTTGTCCTTCTCCATAGTTATAAACAACATATTGATCATTAAAATCAGAATTAGTAGAAGTATAATACCAAATCACTTCGTTATGTAAGTTATCAATTCCTGCAAATACTTGTTGACCCTTCGTCACATCAATTTGATCGTACACATAATCTAATACAGAAGATTGTAATGTTTTCACAGTACCATCAAATAGAAAGAATCCATTCGCAGACATCCAATAAGCAATACCATCAATTTCTACCACAGCATTTTTACCTATCAAACCACAGTTGGTACCTACTTGTTCAAATCCAAAAGTAAAAGGAGCACCAATATATCTCATGGTGTATAATGCATTATCCGTCCAAACCAGAATGGTTTCTTTTGCTTTTAATGCACCCACGATCCGCGTTCCATCTTGCAATCTAAAACTACCTGCAGCGTTGATCGCGGTTTGTGTATAATCATTAATATTTTCAACATCCGAGAAACGAATAAACATATCATCTTGAGTAGATGTTGTTCCAATTGTTGTTTCTGTTCCAAAATGAACTAAGTGTCTTGTGGTTGGTGATACTAAAGTAAGTCTGGAAGCAGTTGGATTATTAGTTGTTTCAAATCCTGACGTGGTCGTAGAAGCGCGTACAGTTAAAGGAGTTACAGCTCCCGCATTCCAAGTAAATGTTTTTCCATTAGCAATGGTTGCAATTAATACTTGACCAAAATTATCTAAAGACCATAGTCCTGGTTCAAGGACAACATCGTTTGCAGAAGATGCGTCTCCCCATCCACCTGCACCCCAAGTATCAGTTCCCCAACCATAACCATACGATTGTTCTGCAGGACCAACATTTTCATAAGGTTTAACATCTATACTTCCACCTGTTGCAACCGTAGCAGTAGCAGCAGAAGATTGAGTAATAGTAAAAGTAGTGGTAGATCCAACAGTTGTAACTTGAAATAATTTATCTTCAAAATCTGCATCCGTAAAACCCGTTCCTGCGGGTAATGTTACATTATCTAATAAAACAATATCTCCTGCAATTAAACCATGAGATGTTCCTGTTGTAATGGTACAGATAGCAGATGTATCCGTTGTAGCAATCGTTGCTGAAGATAATGTAGCTCTTAAAGGTGTGATGTCATAGAGCTGACCTTCAAAATATAATAATAAAAATTTATCGGTACCAATCGCAACATATCTATTTCCAGATATATCTACAAACGCATGTAGTTTTCTACAAACACCAACAATGGTATCTGTAATTAAAGAAGACCATCCTGATACTTTTTCAGGTAATCCATATCTAAATCTTACATTATCAGAATCTACCCAACGACCTTGAGCACCTACTGTTGTATTTTGTTTATCTATGCCTGGTAAGAATTTAACTTGTTGAAGAGGCATGTAACCTCCTATATCTTATCTTTATACACCCAACCTAGTGTGGCATTTACATATACTAAAGTAAATGCTGAAAGGTTAGTAGATACAGTTAAATTAGAAGCAGCTCCATTAATAGTAGAACCATTTCTTCCAACTGTTAAATTATTTGAAGCTAAGTTATTACCGCTATCAATTAATGTCACTTCGTCTCCAACCGATGGGGATGCTGGTAAATTAATAGTCACAGGAGCTCCAATTCCTGATCCTGAAGTATCGACTAATACTTGATCTCCATTGACTGCTGTATAGGTTGCACCTGGAGTTACATATCCTTTTTTTCTCAAACCAAGACTTATATTCGTTCCATCCGAATACAATAAATTCGTAGATGCAATCGGTAATACAACACCTGTTCCTGATACCGTTTTAACGGTTAACGTATATAAAGAAGAAGATCTAGAAGTTGCATCTTCTACAATAAAAACTCTTTCTGCAGAATCTGGCATGGTGACCGTTCTATTCGCTGTTAACGTTCCTGTTAGTTTAAAATATAAATTCTTTCCATTCGATACTGCACCATTCGCTAGGGACAATGCAACATCGGATGCTGCAACATCTACTGCAATATAACCTGATACTGCTTGTTCGAGTTGTTGTAAATTGGTATTGGTAATCGTGCCCCATGTCCCAGACTTTTCGCCTGTAGTCATGAGCTCTAATTTTAAATCACTTGAATAAGTACTTGCCATATTTCTCCTACGGATTATCTGGATCGATTGGAATCCAAATACCAGTTGCTCCTGGATTTATTGGGTTCCATGATATCACATCTATGGTGTTAGTTGCAAGGTTAAATCTTT